GATCAACAGAGATTCCAGCAGAAGATGCAGGAAGTCGAGAATAAACAGAAGACAATAGAAAATGATCTGGCTGTTCAGAATGATCAGGTAAATAAGACATTATCTACTGTTACAGAATATCTCGATTCAAAAGCAGCAAAAAAGCAAGACAAACCTGCCTCTGATATATTTAAGAAAACCATAACAGAACTGAGGAACAGCAAATGAAAAAGCTAGTCATCATATCAGCTTTATTTTTATCTGGCTGTCAATCAACCCAACTACTTACGACAAAAGAACAGGTAGTGATACTGCCATCTGAGACCATGTATAACTGCCCGACATCAACTTATTATCCAAAGCCAGAGCAGCTGACTGAATTGCAGGTAGCTCGTCTATTGGTTGAGCTTAATAAGAATAACAAGATCTGTAAGAACAGCATAGAATCGATTCGCAGATTTCTCAACGAATCGAAAGCAGAACTAGAAGTTAAGAAATGATCAGTAGATAGGAACCTGATAACACTCGCGACGCTCGCCGCGATAGCTGCCCCAACTATCATAGACTGGAACAAATCGACATTCAGTACGATAAGGCTGTTCGATTACCACGGGAGGGTTGGCATAATAACGAGGCTGATTAGCCATAGCGCCAAGCACACCACCAACAATAAGACCACCAACGAGAGGAGCAGCCCACCCACCGTTAGAGTAAGAGTGGTAACGACGGTACTGAGCAGAAGCGGGGCTGGTAAACCCAAGAGCAAGTGCACAAACAGATACAATAAAAATAGAACGCATGTTAGTCTCCACAGAAAGGATAACATATTATTTAGTCCGTCAACGATACTTTGCGATCAGGATGCGTAACCAGAGTATATACTGATTTGACATAATCCTTATCGAATTCATCTTTCATACGCTCAAGAACCCATTGTTCAATCTCAGAAAGTGTGTGTAATTTTTCTGAATAGAAAGCCTCAAGGACGAGTGTCTCGTGAAGCTCAAGAATCTTAGCATATTCGTTCATCTGAAGTTCTGTCCACATATCCACCTCCATCAATCATTATATAGTAATTATACCTTTATTTTTGAAATTTGTCAAGGACTTTCTTCATTACAAGAGCATTATCTTTATTCTTATAATACTCACTCTTTGTCCCAGTAACCTCAAATCCCAACAGAGTATATAATCCAATTGCAGGTTTATTATTCTCAGATACTTCTAATGTTATTTCTTTGTAGGTAAGTTGCTCTAAGAGTACATGTAGATAATTCTTTCCTACACCCTTACCTCTAAATCTATCATCTATTATGAAACTGTAGAGCCTGCATCTGTTAGAGTTCTTACGCTTTAATATGATAGCAGAACCGATAACATTATCATCATTGTCTACGAATACATATAACTGACTGGTCAAAATGAAATGGCGCAGCGACCTCTTTGAGAAAGCCTCTGCGCCAAATTGTTTTTCTAACTCATAAACAGCATCTAGATAAATTAAAGATGCTAATTTAATCATTTGAGTCAGAACTTGTAGTTTACACCAGCGGTAAACTTGTCTTCGGTACCACGATACTTGGTATCAAAGGCTTCGGTACGTGTGAAACGAAAATCAATATCAGTGTTAACTAAAACACCATATTTCACACCGCCACCAAGATTATAAACGGTATGATTCGCAGTTTCGTTGTCGAAACGGTATCCAGCACCAGCCAAAAGATATGGTGTTAGATCAGTTCCTGGGATACGATACTGTGGTAATACAGCTGTAGTAAGAGTATGTGTATTATGAGCACGAGAACCAGTCTTGTTGTCATCATAATTATAGCTGTATGCACCTTCTACTGCAAGGAATGGTGAGGCATTCCAACCAGCAACAGCACCACCAGAGTAGACGCGATCAGTACCCTTTAGTGCGCCAACATTCAAACCGATATAACCGTTTTGAACAAATACAGGCGACTGCGGGATAGCTGGTGCAGCCTTGCTTGGGATATCAGTAGCAGATGCTACAGACATCGAGGCAACTACTGCGAGCGCCGCTAAGATAGTCTTTTGCATTTTTATCTCCTTAGATTGTTTCAGATATTCAATCACTAAGCAAATCGATGACCACCACCATGGTTAGTGGAGGTATAGCCATCCAAGTGCAGTATAATGTAGCCATCAATTTTTCACATATAGTCATAATATAAAACTCGAATTTGGTAGACCCAGCTGGACTCGAACCAGCAGCCTCCCGATTAAAAGTCGTTTGCACCACCATTGTGCTATGGGTCCTCTAAACATTACGCAGCTATTTTTTTGCTGCGTTTGTATGAACCTTTGCCCTTTTTGGGTGCGACGATACGGTTAGCAAACAGTCGAGACTGCAATGCTTTAGCGTATACGCAACGTGTCTTAAAAGTATTTTTCATCGCAGTCTCCTTTCTTTATTTTGTAATTGTAACTTATCTGGATTAAAAAGTCAAGTAGTTTATTTAGGTTTGTTGGCTGGGGTACATGGACTCGAACCACGATTGACGGAATCAAAATCCGCTGTCCTACCATTAGACGATACCCCAACTGGAGCGGATGAAGGGAATCGAACCCTCGTCGGAGCGTTGGCAACGCTCTGCTTTACCATTAAGCTACATCCGCAATTCTGGTGCTCTCTGACAGAATCGAACTGCCAATAGATGATTACTAATCAACTGTTATACCATTTAACTAAGAGAGCTTGGTTGTCCCGAGAAGAATCGAACTTCTATCGGACGATTATCAATCGCCTGCTCTACCGTTGAGCTACAGGACAATAATTGGTAGTCCGCTAGCGGAGATGGCGCCATCTGCTAACCCTAATGATTTATGAATCGCGGCGAACAAGCGCGATAAGGCATACCCGTCGATATGCAATTGGTACTCGGTGACGGGATCGAACCGCCGACAATCTCCGTGTAAAGGAGGAGCTCTACCTCTGAGCTAACCGAGCATTAACTTATTGACAAACTCAAGGAGTAATTTATGATGCTCGCCTTTGTGCCAATGATGTTTTATATATTTGTATTGGTCATACCAAAACTTTTCTGACTCGGGATGACAACCGATTACACCTACACGTCCTTGAATGATAGCCATAGGATCGTGATTAGCATAACGCCCATAAACATTAGATAATGTTCCATGTCCATTTTCTTCTCCTATTAAAGCACAGCCATCATAGAAGAACATATTCTGCTGTGATCCTAACCAATCTACCTTCGCGACTGTCCCGTAGGGTCTGCGTATATCTGCTGTTTCTCTGGTTATGTACTGAACTGGTACGACATTATCCAGGATATCAAAAAAATCAGGGCCAGCCCAATAGGCACCCATGCAAATTCCAAGATAATGCCCACCACGATCAACGAAGTCAGCAACTGCATTTCCGTGACGACGTTTGAAAAAGTCGTAGTAAGTATCTGCATCACCGATACCTCCTGGAAATGCAACAATATCAAATTCTTTTAGATTTTCTTTTGTGAAAAATTCATTTGAAACTATTTTGATGGAGTAATTATTTCTCAGAGCCTCAATCATTCCATTGACGCATTGTCTAGAACATTCTGGATGGTTTTGGAACAACGCTATTCTGGGCTTCATCAACACTCCATAAGTCATTACTCCGTATTTATATTGGCGGTGAGTGTGGGATTCGAACCCACGGAAACATTTCTGCTTCGCTCATTTAGCAAACGAGTGCTTTCGGCCTCTCAGCCAACTCACCAATATGGTAGGACGTACGGGAATCGAACCCGTCTCTACAGCGTGAAAGGCTGTTATCCTCAACCGATAGACGAACGTCCCATAATGGCGGACAGGGTGAGATTCGAACTCACGGTAGACTTGCGCCCACGCTAGTTTTCAAGACTAGAGCCTTCAACCACTCGGCCACCTGTCCATAATTTGGTCGGAGTGGAAGGATTCGAACCCTCGACCCTCTGGTCCCAAACCAGATGCGCTACCAGACTGCGCTACACTCCGAGAAACTGGTTGCGGGGGATGGACTCGAACCACCGACCTTCAGTTTATGAGACTGACAAGCTACCTCTGCTCTACCCCGACAATAAATTTGGTGCTAATGGCTGGTTTCGAACCAGCTTTTGGCATCTTATGAGGATGCTACGATGCCGAACCGTCCCACTAGCGAATTGGTACTGCTTACTGGTTACGATCCAGTGATACGAGTGCCACAAACTCGTGTGTTACCATTACACCAAAGCAGCGTAAAATGGTGCCCCTGGAGAGACTCGAACTCCCAACATCTTGATTCTAAGTCAAGCGCCTCTACCAATTGGACTACAGGGGCAATAATGGAGCGGAGTAGGGGAATCAAACCCCTCGCATCAGCTTGGAAGGCTGAGGTATTATCACTATACGAACTCCGCGAAATGGCAGTCTCTGAGCGAGTCGAACGCCCGACCTTCTGATTCGTAGTCAGATGCTCTATCCAGCTGAGCTAAGAGACCAAAATTGGAGGGGTCATCCAGATTCGAACTGGAACCTCAAGGATTTGCAGTCCCGTGCATTAGCCATTTTGCTATGACCCCATAGATGGTGCTCAGAGTTGGAATCGAACCAACGACACTACGATTTTCAGTCGTATGCTCTACCAACTGAGCTATCTAAGCGAATACTGGCGAGGGTGCAAAGATTCGAACTCTGACCGCAAGGTTTTGGAGACCCGCATGCTACCGTTACAACACACCGACACGTAGTATTTATTTTTTTGTTTTTCTTCGTTTTTAATAAATCTTTAATATTCGTTTTATAAGTAGTCGCGAGTGAGATCTTTAGGATGATCAATCAAAGGAGACTACCATGGCTGATGATACAAACGATATTCTCAATGCTATCCTAGAACGTCTTACTTCTTTAGAAGTAACAGTTGCTGCTATTCCTGTTGAAGTTGCTGACCTTGTTGCTGATCGCGACATGGATGACGACTCTGAAGAAGATTCAGAAGACGCAGATTTCGAATTTGTAAATGAATACGCTGACGTATTCTCAAATGAAGACCTAGAAGATGAATCAGACGAAGAAGAAACTGAAGAAGAATCAGATTCTCAGTAATCTATAAAAAAGCTAGATACAACTTGGGGGCAGAAATGCTCCCTTTTTTGTTTGGCGATCTGGACGAGACTTGAACTCGCGACCCTCGGCGTGACAGGCCGATACTCTAACCAACTGAGCTACCAGACCATTAATGGTGCCCGCAGCAGGACTCGAACCCACCACCTGATGATTACAAATCAACTGCTCTACCTGATGAGCTATACGGGCAAAATGGTGGAGAATAACGGGATCGAACCGTTGACCTTCTGAATGCAAATCAGACGCTCTCCCAGCTGAGCTAATTCCCCGAATTTCGGTGCCCATCTTAATGGTAGCAGCTGGTGCCGCATCGCCATCACGGACAGGACTTGTCGAGTATTTTGGGATCTCGACCAACACCATCTTGGTGAATCGGGTAGGGATTGAACCTACGACACAGGGATTAAGAGTCCCTCGTTCTACCGCTGAACTACCGATCCAAAACTTGGTAGGTGGGGAGGGATTCGAACCCCCAGTGTTACCCATAGGGAACAGATTTACAGTCTGTCGCAGAACCACCGTCTCTGCAGCCCACCTAAAAACTTACGAGAACGTCTTAGGACTTTTACCCCACCATTTACCATGCCGACTCTCAAGCATGAAGTGTTTCCCCGCATAGCTCTACACTACACGAAATACGACCAGAGTACTCTCACAGGTCATATCAAGATAAACTTATTGTGCAGTGTAGCAGAATCGAACTGCTCTTGGCCTTTTGATGCCTACTCCACCTTACGGCGTCTCGGACTTCCTGTGCTACCATTACACCATACACCACATAACTTAAATTCCTCGCCGTTTGTTTATAGAGGGGATGCGGCGACCCTCTACTGGTAAGCACAAGAGACAGACCGCGGAGACCGTCTCTATAGTAATCCAGCGACTCTCAAGATGCGTAAGGCGCTCGAATCCTTCCAGCACAGTGTTTTGGACTCACTGTGCTGGGAGCCACCGTATAGGCTGGGCACCATTACCCCATTAAGGCTCGCTAACGCATCTAACTCAAAAAAGTTGCTGGGCTTCACGCCTAAAAGTACCCAGCTGCCTGGCATTTCGACTGGTCTGAATCACGGCTCAGTTCGCAGTATCCAGGTCATAAAATTGGCTCCGTGGGTAGGGATCGAACCTACGACATTCTGATTAACAGTCAGATGCAACTACCGCTGTGCTACCACGGAATAATTGTTTCTTCAAGGATGCACCAGCTGTCTAACTTCTGTCACCACCGTCGATTACAGCTGATTATACGGACTGAGAAGTCTACCTCTGCGTTAATTATTCTGCAGACGCTTCGGGCTCTGATGCACCCGTGAAGAAACAATTATCTCTATCAAGATACACCGTGTAGGATTCTCACCTACGTAGCCTTTATACGGAGACCCTCCAGGTCCCCAAAAGGCATCTTAGTTTACTGCACGACGTGAAACAAAATCTCACGCATACCGTGTCCCAGATCAACGGTGTATCTATAAAGAGATAACCAAAGTTATCTTCTTTTTTCTTACGATGTCAAAGAGCGAATTTCACATTATACACATTATAACTTAGTAGCAGTAAAAAGTCAAGCATAAAAAAAAGCGGGGATTTTTCGGTCCCCGCTTAAATCTCTAGGTTTTTTCCTATCGATTATGCGAGGCTATACTTATTTGTTACACGACCCTTGGTATCTACATGAGTATTAAGATTAATACTATACCCTTGCTCGCGGAGATAATGGACTACACGACCTGGATTGCCTACGTTATAACGTGCGGCGATTTGCTTCGCGGTCATTTCTTTACCCGAGAGGAATGCATTCAATACTTTTGCAGTCTTTGTCATATAATAACCTTTCATGTTAAATCTATTTATATAAGTTAACCGAGAATATCAACGACACGGCCATCTTTATCTACAGCACGTACGCGAAAATCAGGATAACGATTCTTGATCTCTTGCATACGAACCAGAATCAACTGAGACTGGTTTTGAGTAGTCTGATAAGTTCTCCACATACCAGACTTATCTTGAGCTTGAATAAAAACTTCGTTCATTTCTTTTCTCCTCAATCAACCTATATTCACATTATAGGGTATTACGGAAAAAATAGCAAGCGAAATTATACAATAATATCTACCTTATTTCTCAATAGGTTAGCGACCTCGATGCGAACTGCCTTCTTAAACGCATCATGTGCACGTTTCTTTGAGGCATCATACATCTCTTTGGTGCGATCTCTTGAGCTGAGTTTACCCTGTTGCTCAGCATGCCAGATATCATCTTGATAATCAATCATGTTCTCGATCTCATCGAAAAGAATATCTAAGTATTTGTTGTCATGAATGTTTGTCATACTCTATATCCTTCTCTTCTTGAAGATTATCAACAATCATATACTGAGCACCATCATGTAATTCTACATAAGCCTCAAGTATCTTTCTGACCTTATACAGTCTTTCAGTAACTTCTTTTATTGTTTCGCGAGTAACTTCATCATTAGCATCATGTTCTAAATCGGTAAGAGCTGCATCTAGATTATAGTCAGCGCCATACTCAATCTGAACCTTATACTCACCAACATCATCTAACTTGCTTGGCGGATATAGTATATCTTTTATCTGCTGTAATTTACGACCAGCCTCTGTGTCTGGTAGTTTTCTTACTATCTTGATGGGCCACTTCATTTCTTTACTAGCCCCAGGATAGTCTCTAATTCTGTTATGAGATTATCGTAGCTCGGATCGCCCATAGTCTGAGCTGACTTGAACGTATTGAGTTCTTTGTTGATGATATTGACGATTCTTTGATTCTCTAAGCTGACTGCTTTCTTGATGCTTTCGTCAAACTTATCGTCGCTCGTAAACTTTACGAGCTCTACTAGCTTTTTACCATAGTAAAGAATGGTTCCCAGCAGGATACCATTCAATACCAAAAGCCACATATCCATCACTGTCACAAATTTCATAATAAAACATCTCCATTATTTCTTACGACCTATGTTATACTTAGTTACTAATTCCCACTCATGTTTTTCTTTGTGCGGTAATATCTTAATCTGATTCATAGGAGTCTTTGGTTCTTTGAACCTTTCTGGCTCAACGATCTTGATCAGACCCCATTGTTGTAATAATTCTGCTATTGTGTTACGACGACCCTTATCTTCATCTGAGAAATTTGATGGTTTGCCGTCGAGAGCAAATAGTTCTTTAAAGTGGACAATGAAGTATTTGCCCTGTTTATGAAGAATATGACAAGATTGATATAGTTTTTTGTCTTTGCGGGAAGCCACGCCGATGCGTGTAAGAGTTTCTTTAATCTTTAGAAAGTCTTCTTCTTCACCTATCTTCACCTCCAAGAGTGTTTCTAAAACTGACATGATTTACCCCATGATGATTATTGTTCATCTTATTTATTGTTTTCATCATTTTGATTCCAAAATGCTAATAATCCTTCATCTTTTAGAGAGTTTTGGTCTAAAAGATTTGCACATTCTATATATCTTAGTGCATCAAAGGTATCTCTGTCAACAAATAATGTTCTTCCGTCTCTCATCTTCAGGTAGACATTCTCTCCATCAAATGACTCTGGAGAAATAAGAGTCTTGGGTCTATCGATGATACTGAATAATGCAGCAAGATCAAATGCCTTCTGACCAAATTCAGCAACAACTTTTTCTTCATCGTTTAATGTTAGAATGTTATTTTTAAATGCTGTCGTACCAAATACTGAATGGAGGCCACCAGCAAAACAGATTGATTCATCAAGACCCTTATCTTCTAAGAGTTGATATACTCTTACGAGATGATCATGAAGAGTTCCTCTCTGGTGTCTGTGGTTTGTAGCACCATTATTAAAAGCAAAAGAACTGATCTTTTCAAAATTGTGTGATCTCTGAGCTCTCGTCTTAAACATAAATGTTTTTCTCAATTCATGACAATTACGAGAAACCCCTCTGGCGGCATGTAATATACTAGAATCAAACATGGCTGCTCTATTTTTCTTAGGGATAGATGAATGTATGATATCACCGTCTCTAGCGAATACAGTCTCACCAGCCCAGTCTAGTTTCCATTCTTCTGTGAGATATAAAACTATTGTTATCTCATCTTTTCTGGTACTATCTCTATGGAAATAACCATCTACGCCATAAGTATGACCGTTGACATAACATCTAAGGATCTTATTATCTTTCAGCTCTTCGTATGTTGAAGATACATAATCCCATATCTCTTTAATCTGTTCATCTAATTTTGATGATATGTCTGCAAGATTATCAGCAGAAGTAGAAATACCTATCTGATGATTCCAGTGGCCATGAGGATCATTTTTATTGTGTGCTTTCCAACCATAATACATCATTGGCTGTTCAAATCTCTTAGCCAATTCAGCATACATATCTTCAGGTAAAAAATTGTCTATTGTTCTAATCATACTGTACCCTTATATAATCTCTTCTTCATGATATCAATATGTTCATCAGTCAACAAAGGTGCTGCAGCTTTTGCTTTCTCATGGCTATAACCATAATATTCCTGCAACAGTTCTATAGTAGTATCTTTCTTTTCTGACTTCTTATCATGCTTAAAGAATCTTCTTTTCTTTGCGATTATGCTTTTAAGATAATCATAATGCATCTTATCAGTTATGCCATAATTTATATTCATTTCATTGGCATACAAAACAGTATCAGCAAAGTTGGAGAAATAATTATTAGTTCGCCAAACACTGTATTTATGCTCGGCCATAGATCCTATCTCTTCATTAGTTTTAGTAAAGCTGATGCTGTTCTCATAACGCCAGTCGTATTTCGGTTTAGAATATACCTGTACTACTTCTTCCTTACGCTCTTCACCAGTAACATCTATAAATCCGCTCATGCAAACTCACATTCTATCAGTACTTCTGTAAGGAAAGCCATAATATTGATCTCAGGATTCGAAACGAATGCAGACTGATATTGATACTTAGCCAACAGCAAGACGAGCTGTGCTACGCTCTGAGTCGTCATCACATCTGCTGAGATCTCATAGAATTTAGAGAACAATGTATTCTGATCCATATCTAAATTGTTATGAACCCATTTACGAAGATCTGTAAAATTCTTGCTCTTTAGAAGAGCAATGAGAGCATCAATCTGAACTTCCTTGACACTGTTTAAAATATTCTGATCAATAGCACCAGTAGCTGAATAACGCTGAAGCTCATTAAGAACTCGGCGCCAATCTGGGAAATGGTTATTGATTACCTCAGCAACAACAGCTGGTTCGTGTTTGACATTTTCAATTTCTAAAATGTTAATAACACGTTTAAAGAACTGCTTGGCTAACTTAGCCATATCAGCTTTGCCAATCTTAAACTCTATGACTGAGCAACGAGAGTGAAGAGGATCAATGATGCGGTTACGAAAGTTACAAGTAAGAATGAATCCACAGTTCTTGGAAAATTCTTCCATAAAGTTACGAAGAGCAGGCTGAGTGCTATTAGCATTAAGATAATCGGCTTCGTCAAGGATAACATATTTTCTTTTTCCCGTAAAAGATACAGAAGAAGCAAAGTTTTGTATTTGATTTCTCAACGTATCAATGTTACCATTCATAGATCCGTTAACTACGATATAATCACACTCAAGCTGTTCAAGCATGGCTTTGGCTACTGTTGTCTTACCGACACCAGCAGAACCAGAAAGAATCAAATTAGGAATATTACCCTGTTCGACAAACTGCTGAAATGTATTCTTAAGATCAACAGGCAAGATACAATCAGCAATAGTTTTTGGTCGATACTTTTCTACCCAAAGAAAATCTTCACGCATCATATTCTCCATATCAAAAAAATGGGAGGGTGGTTAGCCCTCCCTTCACTATCAGAAGGAAGAACCGCTTTCAACAGCGATCCAATAATCTACATTGTCGCCCTTAAAATGAGAGATCCCCTTAGAAGAGACAGATACTTCATACGTACCATCCATCAGCTTCATATTCTCAGCCTTGAATACAGCACAGAAAACTTTATCTGTAGTGCCGATAGTACGACGAACAGAATCGCCATTTGGTTCTTTAGAGTTAATAGCCTGCAGGGTAATTTCTTTACCGTCACCAACTACTGTAATATCAGGCAGACCAAGAATACCAAGAACCTTTCGATCTCAGCAAGATTCACAGTATTCAAAGTAAAAGTAACTTCTGTTGAAGGAAGTACGATTTCTTTTTCTGGTGGAGCCTTGATTGTTGACTCGTCAGCAAAGTTATAAGGTGCATTTTTCTGACCAGACTTATCGCTGATGAGGAAACCATTATCATTAAATTTAATTTCTGGTTCTTCAAAAGTAGACAACAGGCTCAAGAAACGATTGACGTTATAGATAGATGCGCGAGAAGGAAAACTGTTAGGAACATTTGCCTTCGCCATAACAGTCTTTCCAGGCGAGATAGTCTTCAATACGTTACCTTCGTTGATAATCATTGAAGGATTGATTGAAGAAAAGTTTTTCATTACGTTAATAGTCTTAGGATCAAGTTTCATAATATACTCCATTCAAAATTAAAGTTATTTCTTTTTCTTACCACCAATAGCTCCTGGATCAGCCGTAGCAGCTGCGCCAATAGAAGCCAAGTCGGCAAGAGAACCACCAAAGATATATGAGCCAACGTGCTGCATAGACATCCATGGGCAGAACCAAGTGCGAAGACCAATCTCCTGAACCTTCTGACAGAACCAGTAATCTTCAGAGAGATAACGCTTCGACTTAGGATCAATTTCAGCTTGGAAGTACTGAAGAATCTCACGGCTACCATCAAACGCTTCGGTACGAACATGGTCTGGGCGATAGCTGTATTGTGGATAAGCATCATCAAACTTCTGAAGTGCGCTCTTATGAATCATCATAAAGCCAGTGCCAATCTCAAGAACTTCAACTGGTTCGTTAATCGGAATCTGACCAGTGCCGTTCTTAGGATTAAAGACATAATCGCCAACGAACTTTTCAAGAACATTAGGATCTTCGTCAGCAATACCCTTATCAACTGCGAGCTTAATCTTTTCCCAGCTGATGCACTTCTTAGGATATGGGCCACCGATGATGTTATACTTTTCTGGCTCTTCAGCCTGCAAAGCCATCAGAGCAAGAACGTCCTGAGGATTAAATCCGATATCGGAGTCAATAAACATCAGATGCTGAGCTGGAGAACGCATGAACTCATCTACGCAATAGTTACGAGCGCGAGTAATCAATGACTCGTTAAACAGGTAATAAAACTGAAGAGGAATACCATACTGAGTGCAAAGAGCAGACAAGTCAGCTGAGGACTTAGCAAACATACCAGCACACTGGCCACCATACATAGGTGTTGCTACAAACAGTTTATTCTCACGTAGTTTCTCAATAGGAACATTAATTTCCATTCTTATCTCCATTTTCTAATTCATGAACGTGTAATTGCATAATCGCGTAGTGAATAACTTTTAGTAAGTCTTTGCGCCAGTCAGCAGGAGTACCCTTCTTACCATAACGCTGAGCATATTTCATAACATTACCCATACAAAAACCTGTACCAAGACCAGAGTCGATAATAAACTCAGTTGCTTGAAATTTGTTTTGGGAATAGTGCTGAGAGTATGTCTCATCTATATAGGCTGCAATCTCAGCCAAACTCTTATCTTCAGAATATTTGTAGCTAATATTATCCATTATAACCTCAGTTGAAGAAATTGTCAAGCGTTGAACCTACTGGTCCAATCTTATCTTTAAGTTTTAATTCAGCATGCCCCGTAGTCTCGCGAATATACATGGTGCAATGATTAGGAAACATCTCTGTAATCTTCTTAATAGAATCATAAACATACTGTTTCGTACGGATAGTCTGAAGGCCACCGTCTTCTTTGTAATAATTTGATTTGACGGTGTAATTATCAAGACGAACTACACAACCGTTCTTAATATATTGACGAATAGAATATTCATAATCTTCGCCATGATTGGTAACACGAGCAAGAAAATCATCATGCTCTACGATAACACCAAACATAGAAGCGATGATGTAACAGAGTTTAGTATAGATCCTGTCCTTCATAAAATAAGCATTTGATGCAGCATAGATACCGAATGTCTTAGCACCAGCTTTCTCGCATTCAGTAAAACCCTGTTGAATGATTTCTTTTTCAAGATCAACAACACGACCAAGTTTCTGTTCGCTAATCTTAACCTGCACTTCTTCGATGTCATCATCAAACATCATCAGTCGTGTTCCCTCAAGGTAATACTTTTCGATAAAGTTACGCTGAGCGCCAATGGTCGGAACACCGACAACCAGCTTTTGATATGGTGTGCCTAACAAAGATTTGGTGTACGATTCCAACTCTTCAGCATCAGCAACAAAAATGGTAACACGATTGGGGTCGATATTATAACTTTCAAGAACCTTTAGAGTCTTTTTCTTGATAGTCTCTGGTCGTTTGTAGGACGGGATAGCAATTTCATAATCAATCATAAGTCACCTCAAAATAGAGTCGCGCCACCACGCTCTGTCAATTTTTGCCACATAACTCTCTTGGGTATATCAGCAGTCTTATTGTATTCGATCTTATTAGAGAAAGCTGTAGGATGCTTGTTTCTCATATAGTTATATGTTTTAAATTCAGTCTCTTTAGTCCTGAACCCTTTATAACCGCCAGAGTATTTAGCATCATCATTTTCGTTTCTACCGAAGATGTGAAAATTGACAACGAACCTGTTAATCTTCAATATACCTTTATGTAGGTGATGCTGAATGATATATTCAAGATCTTCCATCTCATTCATTGCTTCATCAAACAAAATACCATTAGATTTGTGAAACAATATCTGGCCAGTAATCATACCGAAACTCTCACTCTCGGTAGTGCGCAGAAAGAAAGGATTAGAAGTTGTTGAGAATCCTGCCAACTCAGCATCGGACTTTTCAAATTCCTCTAGCGTCTGTTCAATTAAATCTTTAAGAGAACAACCCTTGGCCTTCTTATCAGGTGTTACAGATACACAGCTGACGAAATCGTCATCCATAGTAACAATAGTCTCGCCCTGAAAATCATTAAGAGCAGCATTAAGCTGTTTTGGTTTCATTGGCATAACACCTTCTACGCCAACGACATAATTTGCACCAGCAGAAATATAATCCTGGACCTGCCACATAGGAACATAAAAGATAGGATCAATCGGAGCAATCTTTTTCAAGAGAGCTCCGACTTTTTCAGATCTATTTGCAGACTGGACAGTTACAATCATCCGAAAAATGACTCCAGACTTGCAGCTGCTGATGACGCATATGGGTCGGGCATACTATGAGCCGCCATATAATCATACCATTCTTTATCTTCCCACATTCCTGGAGAAACGCCATTCCACAATGGGCGATGTAAAGGATGACTGTGATTCATGCGTCGCTCTTCAACATATTGTTTGCGGAGATGTTCATAATCCCAAGACTTCAGTTCAACCATTTTCTCACGGAAATAGGACACAAGAGTAAGACGGTCATTATCATCCCCGATAAGAGCATCATTACCGTGAATCCCGCCGTGATTGTTAACCAGCAACATATCTCCAGGCTGAAGGTTAATAGCCACCCTAAACTCAGGTAGGATGAACTCAGCGCCTTTCCAACCTTTTCCTTCTGGGCCTGTGATACCACAAATGTTAGAGAATCCTTCATGCAAATCTCCCGCATCTCGGTGGCAAGCTGTACGCCAGTTATGATTGACTGTTAGAGTAGTAAATACTGTTCCTTCAACAAGGAATTTAGGATCAAGCTGATCGGCAGCTTTACGTTGGTTACCCCAGCGAACAGGAAGCAATTCTTTAAACTGAGCATTCAGTTTCTGAAGGTAGGGATAAGCCATCGCAAATTTCTCGCGATTCTTTTCAGTATAAGAAGTCTCGCGACCGTATGGGATACGAGGATAACGGTCAAAGTAACCAGCAATACCAGACATTACTGACTGAGCATAATTTGTTTCGGAGATCCAGTTATCGGCGATATTCTTAGCTTCAACAATCTGTTCTTCTCGAGATTTATTATGGATACCAGCAAGCCACTTATCAAACCAACCATGATATTCAGGATACAATTTAGTAACTTCGGAACGCAACCATACACGTCCGCGAGTCTCTTCTTTAGAACCTTTCTTATGGCTCTCTTTAATTGATTCGATAGTAGTACCATCATCAATAGTATTTATTGGGCGAGCAATAAAAGAAAGGATTTCTTCCTGCTCTGGTGTTACCCAATCACGATTACCACGACCTTCAGCTCCAAGCTGATCGCCACGAGGGCCAGCAGCCATACCACGGTTCTGCGATTCAACAGCAGCATCTCGCAATCCAGCATACGCCATATCGCATTCTTCTTTAGTAAAGATATTTTTGCGGTATTTGAAGATAATGTTTTCTTCATCGGCTTTGGTGGGATCCAGAGGATCTAAAGCATACACGTCACAATCATAATCAATCAAACGATCTGCGTAATCTTTGCATGTAATAAATGTGCCGAGAGTTTCTTCAGCATCATGTTTAGGCAATATAAGAACTTCTACCATATGTGTCTCCTCAAAAAGTGCATTACCAAACTATATAGACAAAATTATATACCATTTTATACAATTTGTCAAGCGTTATAATCATGGCTGGGATACAAAATCGCCTTAACATCCGGAGCTTTCCAGCCTTCTGGTTTTTGTATCTTTCCATCTTCACGACGGAGAACCTTGCCATTTACAAGTTTTGCCATATTAGAACGGTGCACTTCAGCAAACAATATATCTAGAGGAATCCCATAAGAAACTGCTGTTCCGCATGCGATATAGATAATATCAGCCAAAGCATCAGCAATCTCTACGATATCGTTCTCATTTTCTGCGACTGTGTATTCTCTATATTCTTCAGCCAATAGTTTGATACGTAAATTACGCTCATTCATATTTGGCAACTCTGGTCTAGTACCAACACGCTGACCAAAAGCAATGTGAAAATCTTTTACGTCTGTATAAAAACTCATGCTGTAATCCATTCTGGTTGTTCGCGTTTCTTCCAAGAGTGCATAGTAGCTTTGCCGATCTTGTAGTAATTGCGGTAGTTAGTGATAGGGTCTTTACTGATAATATATTCTTCAGCCATACAAGAAGGCATCGGAGTCCAGTCCCAATCTTTAAGTTTATGCGGAGGAGACTGTAGAGTATATGCGATCTCTGAACATTTATGGCGTTTCTCATAACGATACGTATACTCGTCTAAAAGAGCATATAGATGTTCGGAAAGCCAAGTATAATTTTCTATAGATTTACGACACCAGACAGCTGAAGGGTGATTAATATGTGTAGCAGCATATACGATACTTTCGCGAGCATCGGGTAATACCCACTCTTTTCGTTTTCGGCCATTAGGAGTTAGACCAATTCTTTCCATACCATCTAATACACGATGAGCAGTTGACAATAGTTGTGCTGACTCTAGAATCATCTTAACAACATGTTTGTCAACCATCCAGCGAGCAGCCTGTATTGGATCGTGGTCTATGTAGAAAATATTCATGCTGATTTTTTCCATTTTTTAAATGCTTGGTCTTTATGATATTTGTTAGCTCTACTATAATACGGTATTCCGTCAATAAAGTCAAGCTGTTGTTGGAATATTCTTGCAGTCATACCCGTAAAAGTCTCAGTCCTAGTATCACCATTCGGAGTCTGGAAACGAACACGAATATGTTGTGGTCGTTTTACCTTTACTATAAGACCTGGATGTGTAACACTAGTCTCTTCTAATGAGACAATCTGTTCTCCAGGCTGGACGATGCGAGGATTGAAACATACAAAGTTTTCTGGGTAACCACGCATAGCAAACACTCTATAATTCAAACCAATCTGATTTGCTGAAAGGCCAAGAGCGTTGTTATCATACATAAATTTTACCATATTCTGGGCCAGCTCAACTGGATCTTCTGATGATTTAACAAAGTTGTATGGCTCACATTTCGTAGTAAGAATCGGATCTGTATGTTCAACTAAAATCATGATGCTATCCTGCTAAAGTTTTTATGTTTTTCAAATTTAATTACATTGTCAAATTTATCACTA